GCGACATGCTGAGCGGGAGCTGACAGAAGGCGAACCAAATGCCCAAGACATACGCCAGGCGGACTCGATCTCCTATGCCGCTGAGGTGTTTGACTTTTTGATGTTCTCATTGTCCAAGGACATCCAGAAGGAGGAGTACGCAGATCTCCGCGAAGGCGTGGCCTCTCGTGGAAAGACACTGTACAAGCAGCTCGACTCCTGGCTCAAAAAGGAAGCCCACTGGGACGCCACACAAGGTCCACGCGCATTCGTGAACAAAGTGCGGACACCCTGTGGGCAGTTCCAACAAAAGGACGCGTGTAATACGTCATCCTTGTGTGGGTGGAAGGCGGGGAAATGTAAAATTAAGGTCGACTCGTCGGTTGACCGCGCACAGGTTCTTCGTCGGTTAACCAAGACACTGGTCGAGAACGACAAGCAACGGGCACTGGTGCTGGATGAGCGGTTGTCGCCCTTTTTCAGCACTGTGTTGTATATGGAGATGCCGCACGAACTTATCACGACAAGTGTATAATGGACCCGGCCGCGCTCGAGAAGTTTGAGCAGGAGCACAAGGATGACCCCGGGGTGCAGCTGGAGAAACGCCATTTTGATCACAAACACAATCCCCTATGGGATTTGGATGAAAACAAGCTATACATGGTGATAAACACGGAATTCGATAACGGTCGCGTCGGGAAGTTTGAGCCTAAAAACGTTGTGTCTACAGAGTTTGGCAGAGAAGATATGGGACGCGGGTTTCAACGCTATGCGATGCGACACGAGCCGTCGTCATTGTCAAAAAACCCATGGTTCAATGACACGGGCGAAGGGTACACCGAACGCGTCGATCCTGATAATAGTAAAATATACGAATTGAATACCACCATAACGGGCGGACGTCGAAGGAAGACACGTCGTCGAATGATCAAGAAAAGACGCCGTACGCGATCAAAGCGGCCGTCGAAAGCATGACGTACGCGTGGGTGTTCTTACTCGCATCCTTCGAGGACAGGAGCATCTGAACGTGCGACCCGACAATGATCAACAGACCCAAAAGAACAGCCCAGACTTGCATTGCTTTGACGCAAGAGATTTAGCGCCTACCGACGCCGAGTGGAGCGGGACTTGCGACCACGACGACGGGTGCGGCCGCCCGTCTTCTCCGGGCGATGCTTGTGGGGCCTCGGAGTCTGTTTTGACTTGGGAACATCGTCATCCACTTCAAGGTCATGTAGATGCTTCCACGCCTTGTCAACGCCATGATACGCCTCTGTCATAGACATACCCTTCTCTATACGTTTCTCGGCACGTTCTAGCATGGACTCGAGTGCATTCTTAGCAGCGTTTATCTTAACTCCAGCGGCGAGGGGGTGTACGTGGGGCATTTGTACTGTAGACACTAAAAATCACCTGGTGTTCCAGGGTATTTTTATTGTTTATGTTGGGTTCAGGGGTCTATGTCGTCGGAGGTTCTGAAGGAACCTACGCCTTCGGGGCGGTCTTGATGAAGTGGACCTTCAGGAAGGACTGGAGGTTCAGGTACGTCACCTCGTCCTTGTCCGAAACGCGGAGGAGCTTGGCCAGAGCCGAGTTCGGCAGGATGCGGCGCTTGAAGTTCGGGTCGAAGCAGTTGTGCTGCTTGACGTAGCCCGAGATGAACTTCGTCACCTCCGTCTGCGAACGCTTCTCGCCCGACTTGAGGCCCATGAACGCGGCAAGCTCATCCGTCAGGGGGCGCTGGACGAGGAAGGCGTTGTTCGCGCGACGGGCCTCCCACGTCTTGCGCTCCTCGGGGGTCATGTCCTCCGGGTTCTTCTTCTTCTTCTTCTTGATCTCACGGGCCTCGCGCTTGGTGGCCTTGATCGCATCGGCAACACTCTTCGTGGCCTCGCGGACACGGGCCGTCAGCTCCGTGCTGAGCGCCTTGAGCTTCTCAGCCAGACCGGCGAGGATCACATCGGAGTGCTCCGTGGCCTCAACCGCCGCCGGGGCAGACGGGGTCTCAACCGTCGGCACGGTCACAACGGCCTTGGACGGGGCGGCGGCCTTCTCGGCCTTCACCGCCTTCGGGGCCTTCGGGGCCTTGGCAGCAACGGGGGCAGGGGCGGCGGCGACAGGGGCGGCGGGTGCAGGAGCGGCGGTGGACTTCTTCGGGGCCATCTTGTTTGACTTAACGGAAGCAGAAGAAGAGGACATTTCTAACGCACTGGTATACTCTTACCTCCGGCGGTCATGTAAACCGCTTCTCTCAGAAAGTTTGGTGGGAGACGTTTTGTGTAGGACAACAAACGCGCCTTGGCTCCAATATAGTAGGCGCGGTAGGCGACAACGGGGTCAATGTCGTGAAACTCCTCGGGCATGGCCAGTCTGGGAAGGGTCCATCCAACATCCACGAGTCGCTCGGGGGAATGTGCGGAGAGCCAGGTAAGATGATGCTGTGTCTTGTGAACCTTTCCATATCGGTACGTATACTCCGAACACAAGGCGAGTCCAAGGCGACAGAGCCATGTGTAGTTGGCCAAGGATTCGCGAATCCATCGTGCGAGGGGGTGGTTAGGATGGGTCTTACGGTAAGCACCTTCGGGAAGCGGAGACCCATAGACCCAGTGGGCAGTGTACAGCAGCTGTGCAGATTCGAGGATCATTTTCACCACATGTTTATCGCAGTGAAGACGAGCCGCTTCGTCGGGGTCCAACGAGAGGAAGAAGATGTTCATGGTGGCAACACCGAGACTCCGTGATCCACCTGAATCCATTTTTAGCACCGATGTAGTGCAGACATCAGTAAGAATACGATATCGTATGACCGCGAGTCTGTCAATGCGATTGTCAGCAGATTCAGGGAGTTGATCATGTACCCCGCATTTGATTGATTATCCGAGAGCCACCCTTTCGAACACAATGTGATCACTCTGCGATTAGGCTTCGACATCGCCTCCAGCTCATCCATGAAGATACGGAACACGCCACGCATATGCACATGGGTCAAGTTCGCGAACTGCTCGGGATGTGCGTCTTCAAACCCATAACTGCGGAAGATCTGAGAGAGTACTATCCAGCGCCGGGCAATGTTCTCACGTAGATCTCTCGAGGGCGCGGGGACAGGCATTCTGTTTCGGCGACGATGCAGATGAAGACGCCGAAGCCGCGCAAGGTCTGCGTGATCCAACACCACTTTTGTATACGGATTTGCGGGTGTGATCGAGCGAATGCTCCACTCCCATAACGTCGCAAAGTCAAACCACCAGATCTTCCCCGCCTCCTCGAGGCCAAAGTACTCGAACGGATGTTGACGGTCCTTGGGCTCCATTGTTACAAGCTCTTCGTCATTCACGCAGTCTTTGCGCTTCAATACACCAGGTCCAGCTAAGGACAGGACTCGTCGGACACACCATCCACGATATAGAGCCTGGACTTTCGTGAATCGCAGGATCTTTTCCTGGTTACGGGTGACCCACAAGATCGGATCCCTCGCACGTGCGTGACGGCCACATAAGTTCACACCCTTTAGTGCATCGGATGGACATTGTTCAAAGGATGTCTTGTTCCGCACAGCGGCGCATTGGGGCATGCTTATCTTGTGCTAAGCCTTGAAAACTGGAAACCTGCGCGGAAAACGGATCCAGCGGTCGGCAGGGTTGTGGCTCTCACAACAATCAATATGGCTACCTCTGCAATCATCCCTTCTGAGAACCTGGACATCAACCGCGTCGTGATCGGCGAGATTCGCCCGAACAAGGCTGGGGGTAAGACCGTTCCCATCAAGTACAATGGTGCACCTCTGCAGGTTCGTATCCCGCGCATCTACTACCCGGCTGGTGTCCTCGTCCGCGAGGATGAGAAGACCGGTCAGCGTAACTACAGTATGATGGCTTCGCTGAAGGGCTGTGACTCGTACGCCAAGGAGCGTTCGACGGACGGTACCGACGTGGGTCAGTTCTACAACTTCTGCCTGGACTTCCAGGAGAAGCTGATCCAGCATTCCATCGTCAACAGCGGCAAGTGGTTCGGCAAGTCGAAGTCGGAGGCTGTTCTCCGCGAGACGATGAAGCCGCTTCTGAACCCTAGCGTTGAGAAGGTCAATGGCGAGTGGGTCCCGAACGGCAAGTACCCGCCTTCGCTCCGCATGAAGATCTCGATCTGGGACGGCCAGGTCGGGATGGATGCGGTTGATGCGAATGGTGCGGCGATTGAGCTGACGGAGAGCAATCTCGAGCAGGTGTTTGCGAAGCGTATCGAGGCTCGTCTTGTGCTGACGCCGAGCATCTACGTCACGGGCACGGGCTTCGGTGTGACGTGGCGCGTCGTTCACGCCAAGGTGTTCCCGCCCTCGCGCGTGGGTGCCAAGGCGGCCTTCGCCGACATCAAGGAGCCCGATGAGCCGGTGGCTGACAAGGAGGAGAACCTTGAGCTTCCGGTTACTGAGGAGCAGGAGCAGGAGCAGGAGGTTGAGGTTGAGGAGAAGCCTCGGGCTGTAACGCCTCCTGCAGCGGCGGCTCCGACTGTTGCTCCTGCAGCTCCGAAGAAGCGGAAGGCTCAGGCGGTGTCGTAAAGCCAAGCCGTGACCAGACAGTAGAGCCACCTTTGGGTGGCGAGTATACAATCATACGATCATCAACAAACCAAATCTTTTCCTTTTCGGGAAAGGTCAGAGGCTGTGCGGCCCCACATGCAAACGGAGTCAGCGACACGTGACCGCACTTTTCACATGCATGAACCTCAGGCATCTGTATCAACATCTCTGGTGTGACGATACGGACATTTCCACGCAGACACCGCTCAAGAAAGGCAACGGGTGTTGTCCACCCTTCCGAGAGAAACCGCTCGTACGAATGCTCGGGCATCCGTGACCAAAGAGAGTCACTCTCTGTCCATCCATCCTCCTGCATGAGCGTCGCAAACGGAGTGTCCTTGTGCCACAGAACAGAGACGTCTCCGGGGTTGTCCCGCTTATGCTCCGCCACACCCACGCGGTCCAGGTCTTCGGGGTCGTAGAGCCAGTACACATTTGCATGTTCATAGTTCGGATCCCGCGCACCCCTGAACACCTCGCGGCCTTCTACGGACCACAGGTCAGATACGATGTTCAGGTCGTGTTCTGTGATGTCTGCGCTGACAGGGTAGACCACGGACCGATCAATCGTCGACAACATTACTTACGAGAGCGTTTGGTTTTGCGGCGAGTTTGACGCCGCCTACGTCTCGTGCGACGTTTTCCCCCCGCTACCGTTCCCTCTACCCATTTCAAAACGGTATCGCGTCTGCCGTTCAGAATTTTGTACATTTCGTCAAACTCAACTTGTCCCATAGTTTCCAGGTGTAACTGAGGTTTGTCCACTCCGATCGTTTTCGGGTCCGCGATGTACTTCAGCATCACCATTGACCATGGTACGCACGTTTCTGCACTTTCCTCCCCATACCGCTGAAGATCCATAGCATACCCCTCGAGACCCTTCGCCACTCCATCTTTGTATGTCCTCTTCTCACTCAACTTGGCAGCAGCCCCAACGTATGCCCGGATGTATGTCCCTTCCCCTATCATTGCTTTCCCAACAACGTTGTGCCAATTCCTAGGGGCGACGTCCGGGTTCTCCTCGTTCTTATTGAACAGCCACCAGAATGTCGTGTCGTATTGTTCAAGGAACCAGATGGTCGGTTTATCTTTGGATCCGTTCACGAAGTACGGTATGATATGATGTATCTCCTTTTGGGTCGGCGAGGGCCACACTAATCGCAGAAGTCCAAATACAGGTCTGCCTTCCTTGCGTACTTCTTCGAACCTTTTAGTATAACCGGAGTTATCCTTATCCAACATGTCCTTGGGTGTCAGGTAACGGAAGTGTGTTGCATACCCACGTTTGTCATTACAAACGAACACGCATTTAAAAATGTACCCAACGTATATCCGCGAATAGCCATACAGTACCTTGTTCGCATAGCGTACCAGGTCAAATTTTTCCGATGTGAAGGGAAACCGGCCGTTGGCGGGGCGCGTAAGAAACTTGCGTTCTGGTTCGCGATATCGTTTCTTCCCTGCAGGCGGGGTCGGGGCGAGAACTTCTGCCGTTAACTCTTTTACTTCGTTCGCAAGGATGTTCAATTCTCCTTCAGAAATAGGAGAGTCGGCTTCGCCCGGCTCAAGGGGAACTTCCGCATCAACGACCGGCTTGTCCCCCTGTGCCTGTGAGTCCATTACTTCTAATCGAAGGTAATCTTAACGGGTACGTCGTGGATACGCACGGACTTGGTGGCCGAACGGCTCAGTTCATGACGCTTCCGACGCTCACCGTCCTTCGGCTGAATCACCTGCGAACAAGACTCCATATCGGCGTGGATCTCATCGTAGTGCGTGTCGAGGTAATCTAGGATCTCATCCTGGATGGCCCACTCGAAGAAGTTCAGTTGCCCCACTGTGGTATCCAACCCGCGGAACTGAATTCTCTTCCATCGGCAGAACGGGTCAAACATCTTTTTGTTGTAGGCCTTGAGATGCGACTTGTAGACCAAGTACACAATGATGTGACGGTTTCCCTTAGCCATGAAAGAAACATTGTACTTCTTTGAGTAATTGGTAACAAACCAATCTAGCAACCTGAGGCTCAAACGCGACTTGCCCGTGAGAACCTCCTCGATGCGCCGGAAGTTGTCAGGGTTGGCGTAGAAGCCCTCAAGGCGGCGCAAGACCCACTGTTCTTTACTTTGAATGGTCTCCATACCGATTCTGTGTTCCAGCACTGAAAATGAGTTTTCGGGCGTGACGCATAAAGAAACGTATGGAGTCAGTCATCACAGAATGGCTGCGTGAACCACCGTATACCCGTCCAAAGAAGCGCCTGAAGCCTCTAATCATGCTGATGGTAGTGCTGACTCGCGTGAGCTACACCAAGACCAGACGCTTCGTCTTCACGGCTCTCGAAGAGGCAATGAAGGGTGAACTTGGACGCATCTGGATGCGCGATCGATGTGTGCGTCGGACGATCAGGATCTATGGTGCCAACGACCAGCGGACGACAGGGTGGCACATGAAACGTGGAGAGATGATCACGGGATCCGAGGTATCTCAAGTCTTTACGGGCGGGGAGACGCGGAGAAGTCTGATCCTTCGCAAACTCGAACCACCGCAGCCACCCACGCCCGGGCAGTACCAAGCACCCCTGATCTGGGGCACGAGGTTCGAGCCCATTGCGAAGGCCATCTACGAAGAAGAGACTGGATGCAAGATTATCGATGTATCGTGCGTCCAGCATCCTGTGTACAGCTTCCTCGGGGCATCACCTGACGGTATCCTCTTCCCAACAGACCCAGAGGATGTGCGTCGGCGCGGTCGGCTGGTCGAGTTCAAGTGTCCCTTCTCTCGCCCACCGTCTGACGGTGTCCCGGATGCCTATGTCCACCAGATGCAGATGCAGATGGAGTGCTCGGGTATTGACGAGTGCGAATATGCAGAGTTCCGGTTCAAGCAGGTCTTCTCGTCCGAGTGGATTCGTTCGACGGTGACCAAGGGTGTATTCGCAGTGTACGCAGATGACACAGTGCAGTACAAGGCCCATGATATGGATCTGAACACGTGGTTGCGGAGTCTTGACCAGGACGCAGATCCGCAGTTCATCTACTGGATTCTGATGTCCACAAAGAAGGCGTTCGTACCGAAAGACGCGGCCTGGCTACCGACGCATCTCCCTGCGCTCCAAGCGGCGTGGGATGAAGTACTCGTACACCGCGCGGCTGGAACGAAGCCGGAGCCAGTGCCCAAGACCGTAGCTACACTGGACATTTGATGACACCTGGAAAGTAGTATCCCTCCGAAGATGCCATTGTATGCGGATACCATCGGTTTGGCATGACGATTTTTCGGTGAGGGTTGAGGAAGGCGCCCCACCAGGAGAAGGACGAGTTCGCGCAGATTCCACCTGCGCACTGACTCATAAGAAACAGGATATCGAGCTCAGGCTCCATGACCAACGTATGCTTGAGCGTGGCCATGAACGGTCGAGACATGGCGTACCCTACATCGTTTGTCACAACAAAGAAGTGAGCACCCGGGAACATTGCGATGGCACGTTCATAATAGGCGTCCAACTTAAGGTCATGGTAGGGGTTGTTGACGTAATCACCACCGCGGATATGGAGGAAGATCCCTTTCTTGATGCCCTCGTATTTGTCCTGGGTTCCAGTTGGGAATAGGAGTTCGCGCACGAAATCGGCATCTACGTACCTCCAGTCCTGAAAGTACCCAGCTAGGCAAACATCTGGGTGCAAACGAAACGTGGTCCGCCAGTCGATGGATTGTTCTTCAATCCGGATCGGGGTGTGACCACTTCTTAGCATCGGTCGAAATCGCCAGAAGACGGTATCGAAGTACGAGACCGATGAATGGGGCGACGGATTCGTCAGAGATTGCAGGTACGGTCTGCGACCTGTTTTAGACGCGATATGCATGAGAGCAGCTAACTGGAACAGCTGGTTTCCCAGTCCACCAACCAGTTCCATGGTCAGATGTCCGACCATTTTATTACTTTCACATGCAAAGTGAAAATCCCCTAATGACCGTAACGTTTGTTACAGCATTCTTGGATCTACGAGAAGATAGACCCAAGGACCGCGCAACTGACGTACGCTTTGAACTGTTCAAACAGCTCAAGGCAACAGGGATCAGACTCCATGTATTCATCAGTCCTGAATTCCGTGACCGACTTCCTCCGATCGAGAATGGAATTGTCGAGACCATTTCACTCGAGGATCTCGACTTCTACCCGATTTCTCCTCAGGGAGTTCCCGACACCCGATCCGACGTACACGACACGCGCAACTTCCTGATCCTCATGAACGCGAAGATCGAGTGTATCCGGAGAGCGATTCGTTCGGGACATCATTCGTCCACACATTATGCATGGGTTGACTTTAACCTGTATCATGTCCTTCAGGATCCAGCATCTGGGGACGAGTTACGTGCGCTTTCAACGGCCTACCTTCCACCCACGTGCATGTTCTTCCCGGGCTGTTGGCAAAAGGGCGTATCGTGGGACTCTGTGAATTGGAGGTTCTGTGGTGGGTTCTTTCTTGGTGATGTCAATTCGCTCAACGGGCTGTATGAGTTCTACCTCAGCGAGTACCCCAAGCTTCCAAAACTCACATGGGAAGTCAATGTATGGGCCTACTTTGAGTCACTTGGATTTCACTTCGATTGGTATCCTGCCGATCATGCCCCGTCAATTCTCAATGTCCCTCGTACTGTCGTATGCGACCCGCCTGGGATTCCCCATGCGTGGGCTTCCTACGACCAGCGGCTTATCATCGGTGGCTCCATCTATCGATATGTGTTGGAGTGTATCCGTCACACTGCAATCACCGCAGTCTTTCCACAGACCGACGGACTCATCGAAGACGGAGAGTATGCTCGTATGATGACGTCTCTCGGGCGCGTGGAGACTGTTGTACGACCTGCAAGAGAGTATGCAGCACTTGAAGCTCTTGCTCATCCCAATACGCGGCCGCTGGTTTGTCTGTATGCGACGCATGGGTTCACTAGCAAGTCTATGATCCTGCTTCCATGGGACGACACAACCTTCACACATGGACTCTCGTTTCCACAGCGACCCTGGTCGGAGAAGACTCCCGTCGTGATGTGGCGCGGCGGATCAAGCGGGTTTCATCGCCCCTCCGTGCGGATGCGTGTAGTTGAAAAGCTCTTCGGCGTCCCGAACACGGATGTCAAGTTTGTTCCGGGCGGGTGGCCGGTCAATGACAACGTGATCCCACCCGAACACTTTGCAGACAAGTCGCTACTCGGACCCGATGCACATTCGAGATACAAGTATGTGCTCATCATCGATGGAAATACACAAGCCTCCAATGGTCAGTGGGGGTTTGCGCTCGGCTCTGTGCCGATCCTGATTACGCATCCAGAGAGTCGATGGTGGTTCAAGACTGAGCTGATACCGATGGTGAACTACATTCCAGTGAACTACGATCTTTCGGATCTCGTGGAAAAAATTGAATGGTTAGTGACCCACGACGACGAAGCGAGGCTCATTGCGGAGAATGCACTGAAGATGTCACAGCGTGTATTCAGCCCCATGTTTCAGCGAGGGTACATCAACAACCGTGTGAGACAAATTGCCTAGCAAGGTCGCTAAAGCTCGGACGTTGGATTCCGATGCGTGTCTTGAATGCAAACCATTCGGCAGTGGGCTGTAGAGGCTTCCAGTACTGATCTAATAGATAGATCCAATCTAGAGTGGGTTGAGCAATAAAGAGTCGTGCACCTTCCTCCCACTTTGTAAGGAGGGTCTCGTAGAACCGAGAGTGGACGATGTACCCACTCGTCGTCTGCCCTTCGATCACCTTGTCGAATGTGTCATCGAAGGGTTCGATCTGCTTCAGATTGTATCCCAGCATCACGACGTCATAACTAGTAGGGAGGCGTACGATCAACTGATCCCACTCTTCTTTGCTCACCAGAAACTGAAAATCGTCCTCGAAGATCATCACCGATTCGTAACCACGCGCCCGTGCCAACTTCAGAACTTCAATGTGGGAGAGATTGCACCCAATCGCACCCGGTGTGTATTCAACTGCGGGGAATCGCTCGACAACCAGCCCCTTGTCCGCGAACTCTTTCTCTACCTCGGCACGTCTGTCCGTACGTCGATCTAGGTTGATGTAGAAAGCATGCATTATAAGCTACGCTCGGCTTGTTCTGCTAAATCGGTACGCTCGGCTGCCCGTGCGTTCTGAATGAAGTGTGTACGAATTGTCCAGTGATCGTGAACACTGCGATGGTAATTCGTCAAACACGAACGGTAGTCGGAAAAGTAGAGTGTGAAAAGCTCTGGGTGACGATCGTACAGATAGACAAGTACCTGCTCCTCAGTATGACCAACTCCCTGATTGAGCTGTTTGTAGAAGATCGACATCATACCCGTATAAAACGACTCCATGTACCCGCGCTGAACTGTCATGACTGTCCCGACGAGCGAACATGGGCCGCCCCATTTCAGATATTCAGACATTGGGTACAGCTCTCGCTTCGATCGGTAATGGATGGCTGAACACGAAACCTTTGGATGGGGGTTTTGGATGATTGGGACAATCGCTGTCGAAACATCCAATGCCATATGGGAACATCCAAAATCAAGCCACATGTAGTGTGTCGATTCGGGAAAGTAGCACCGTTGATAGGACATGAAAAGCGCAGGTATCTTGAACATCGTAGTTAGAAAGTGGGCGGGTGTATTGCGATCGTTCGGGTCCTTGTAACCAGGGGACCGCCCCCGGTTATTGAGAATGATTGGGTAATTGTTCCGGAAGAAGTCGTATTCACCGATATTCTTCTCAACATACATGGTTGAATGAGTTGACAGTTCCTCTCGAATCGATTGTATTGCGGGACGTGTCGATGCGTCACAGAACACAACCATGGGTGCTGGAGCACCCAGTGTACCCCTGCCGTTCTTCAGGTAAAAGTCGGTAGACCGAGTCGATGGCGTAGCTCCGGGCAGTTCTTGAAGATTGAAAAACATTGTAACGACTGTCACCATTTCTAGCTTGATGACCACCATGTGAAAATCCGTCTCCACCAGGGCGATGTTCGCGATGCGAACTTGGCGTTCCATTGGTTGATGGTGTACTGGTTGCCCATGCTGACATTGCAGCGTGAGCAGATGGGAATCAAATTATCAAATGTCGTCGCACCGCCCTTGGACTCGGGGATGTTGTGGCCACACTGGAAGTCGAAGACGTTCATGCGGTTCGCGCACCACACGATCTTACACTTTGCATCAAAGACTCGACCCACCTTCATCATCCAGACCTGCTCACGGAGAGCTTTGGGGATCTTCATTGTTTACATAGACCTCACGGCTGTATATGCGTTTACGCGCCACGGTGTCGCCATACCCTGGACCGCCTCGACAAAGGACATACGCGGCATGTGGTTCGTCCGCTGTTTATATGAGGAGTGCTCAACCTCCTGTGTCCGCTGCATCTGGCTACGATCTAAGAGTTCAGGCTGGAACTTCTCCACCTCGCCCGAAAGTCGAAACACGGCAAAAAGAGCGACCAGCCCGGCGATCAAGGCAGCGATATGAAGCATTGTTCTACTCGGGTAATAAAAAACGAACTCTTTCCATTGTAGGTAGAAAGGGCACAATGGAGGACAAGGCTCTTGCAACTCTCCGCATCTTCTACGAGCGCCGCAAGTTGGCCACCGAGACCAAGCCTATTGCGTCTGGCCTGAAGGATGTCAATGCCTACACACTCGGTGACGTGCTGGTCATCTTCAGCCAGAAGGACAAGATGCTGGAGCGTGACGTGCATACCTACATCGACTATGCGAAGGAGAATGACTACAAGAATGGCATGATCGTCGTGGCCATGTCCAAGCCATCGGGAAACTTGATGAACCTGATTCGGTCAAAGTTCATCGAGGAGCGTATTCAGTTCTTCCACCTCCGTGAGCTGCAGATGGACATTACCATCCATCGCATGTCCGTGCCGCATCGCATTCTGACGCCCGACGAGGCGAAGGACGTGCTGGACAAGAACCGCATCCTGAAGCCAGAGGATCAGATGCCGTGGATTGACTCGCAGGATATCCAGGCTCGTGTGATTGGCGCCGTTCCTGGGAACATCATCGAGATCACCCGCCACAGCGATACGGTGGGCAAGAGTGTGTACTACCGGTATTGCGTAGCCGACGTAAATGTTGCCTAGTCACAATGGGTGACCCAACAACGGCCGCGAACATGACAGACCTTCGGGTCAAGTATAAACATCAAAAAGAAGTCTACGACGGGCTCGTGCAGAACGCAGTCACCGAGGGCGACTTTTCCAATAACGATGCGATTCTGGCTGCCCAACGGGCCATGAGTGACACCCTGTCTCAGATGGCTGCACTGTCTGTCTCCTCGGGCGCCGACCCGGATGAGCAGCACGAGCTGATTCGCAGGGTGATGGAGATCCAGCGCGACTACAACGGACTCTTGGTTGGAACCGACAAACTACAGACACTTCGTATGATCCACCAAACCGAAGACGTGAGGAAGGGTACGAACATGAAGTTGATGGGTGCACTCTTTGTCGCTGCGTCTCTCGGACTTCTTATCGTCATCATGAGGACGCGTTGAGTGCAAAGGCGGCAATGGCGAGTAGCACCAGTATGACAACCTGTGTGATGATAGCTCCATAGTCGAGCTGCGGGGGTGGTGTGGATGTGGATGTAACTAGTTTATCCGCCATCTGTGGCCCCTGTTGACGTAGAACCTGCGCCTCCGCGTGGAGCGTGTCGAGATCGGGATTGATCGTCTGGTACTCGTCTATGAACCCTTGAATCTGATATTGATTGTTCTGAACCTGAGCCTGCATCTGATCATGATAGTCGGCGATGGCCGCCGTTATAGTCGTCAGTGCAGTTTGGTCACCTGTCGTTTTCGATGCTTTATACGCCCTTGCATATGTATCGAGCAACGCCTGGTAATCGCCCGAGACCGCATCGATTGCAGCCCGTCCCTCCGGTGTCGCTGCATCAAATCCCTCCTGTGACCGGATCTTTGATGTCACTACTGCGATCAGCGTAATCAAAAGGGCAGTGAGCCACCCAACCATTATCTTGTAGGAGTAATAAAATGCCGGTCGCGCAATCCTTCTTTGAGCCTGGTCGCGATGCACCCCAGCGTCACATGCGTGGCGTGGATGCGTCCGAATACACCCGCTTTGTTCGCATGTCGGCCACGGTTGCACCGTATATCAACCCTAGGACAACCTTCAACCGTCCGTTCGCCCGTCTTGGTCAGAGCCAGGAAGCCACCTTAGACGCCACCTTCGTTAGCACGATCTTTTCTGGTCTGCGACCGTTTGTTGCGAATAAGTAATGACCCCGTATACTGAAGCCCTCGCTGAACTTCAGCCGCTTCGGCCACGTACGCAGCCGTACGCAGACATTGAATCGGCCAGACTTGACATCAAGAAGCTTGAAGCCATTGATATGCGGCCCATTCAAATCTGTCTATTCTTCATCGTCCTTGCACTCCTGGAGTACCTGTTCCTACCGCCAAGTGTCGTTCACGGTGTGGCCTTCATGACGTTGTGTGTTGGACTCTCGTTAGCAATCTATCTCTCCAATAGATAATGGGTAATTTTCACCCGAAATGTCCAGCGGAGACAGTCAGTGGTACTGTTATGGGGTCGTGTGTAATGGCCTGTCCCACTGGGTATGAGCTTCAGATGCGCGAGGGAGCTCAGCGCTGTGTGAACAAAACCGATCCAGACGTGACGGTCCACCTGATTGCACAAGGGGCTGTGTTGCGAAGAGCTGACGACAACAGGGCGTTTACAATCGCAGACCTACAAAGTTCAAATCCAGACGCGTATGCTCGATATTCTGCCGAAAAGACTCGATTCCAACAGGAGTTAGAAACTGCGAATTCACAGGTGAGTCATCAAGCACGGGTTGACGCAGCGGCACGAGACGTCTTAGCCGCAGGTGGAACAAATACTGACACCAACGTCGCCTATGTAAGGGTAGCGGAAGGAGAAGCCGCGGCGAATGCTCTGATTGAGAAGCAGATTCGAAAGGACATTGACAAGTTCATCAATGAGTATCACTTTCTCAATACTCAGACTCTGCAGCAGCAGCAGACGCTAGATATCGTCAACAGTGTCAAGGATAACATTGGAACGGTCAAGGATGATATGGCCTACTCGGTGTCGACCTTCCAGGATCAGATCAAAGCCATTCAGAACCAGGTCAATATCAATCGCAAGACCCAGATACAGGCAGCAGACTATGGGAGTTGGATTGGCATTGCGCTGAACGTACTCATTGTATTGGTTCTCTTGTTCCTGATCTTCGTGATTGGTCGCAGGGCAATGAGTGGCTCAAAGTCGACCACCTCAGGAACGGGCGCACCGGCTCCTAGTTTACCGGCGGATTCAACAGCATTCTTCAATGCGTTTGCGCGTCATTTGGGGGCGCCAAAGCCCCCCGCATAAATGCAATGGAGATCACCGACCCTCGACCTGTAACTGATTTCCAACAAACAACCTTTTGTGGTCATCCACGTGCACACGTGCGGAAAGTGTTGATTCAAACCATCCAGTTAGGTCATGCGGATTATGCATGTTACTGGACACTTGAGTTTCTCTGCTCCGGTCTTGTGCATAGTTTATGGGGCGCATTCTTTGAGGCCGCGGCCCTGCATATCAATCGCGCCCAGCCCAACGTGTTTCTCTACTTGGCCAAGGCCTATGAAACGTACGCACCCATCGAAGCTGGGTACGACATCCAAAACATGACACAGATTCGCAACCACCCCGATATACGGAAACTGGTCTGCGAGGTCGCAGCCACATTGGCACTGTGTCGCAAACATAAGCTCCAGTCTCTGCCCACAATCAAGCCCGGGCACGATTTCGATCCCGTTACGATTCATGAGAGTTTGAAGTCTCCTTCGAAGCTATATGGATCCCAGGTTCTACGTGCTACGGACCCCATGCCTGCTGCCGTGCCTGTCAATGAGTTCTGCTACTGTATCCGCTCAGACGTGAGGGACTTGACTCGGGCCTTGTACTGGATGTCGTGGATCTTTGCGTTTTGCCGTGAACACAAGAAGCAGACTAAGACCAACCTGCTCTTTGCTCCGCGTGGCGACGAGTACGTTTCAGGTAGCGACAGCACCCATCCAGTGTGGATCTTCTGGGACGCGATTCGCAAGAACAGCCCCCCTGCGACGCGTGAATACACTGATGTTCTCTATCGTATTCACTCGCTCCGATGGACACCCGCTGACAAGAGTAAACGCGCATTGCTGATCGCCGCTGTCACCCTGCTATGCGAGGGGGCACTGGATACAACTCCGTGTGCACCTACACTTCAGGTCTCAAATGTCCTGAATGGAATGCCGGGGTGGATTGATGCGATTGTCAAGATGCAGCGGAGTTTCGCGTAAAACGGAACCGTGCGGAGTCACAAGAAAGGTCTCACTCCAAAAATGTTTCGTCCCTGTTTCTCCGCTACCCAGGTGGCGGGGGCCATTGGTCGCCACACCTACCAACCTGTTCACCAAGTCATGTACGAGGTCTTCAAGAAGGACACCCATGCAGCCGACATCATCAGCGCCATTGAGAAGGCACACAATCGCCGACCGACCAAGAACTTCAAGGGGGCGTTTCTGAAGGAGAAGGAAATTCAACGCAGTGTATTCGCGGCTCTGGATGATTGTAAGGTTGCAGACATTGCAGCGTCAAAGGAGTTCGCTGCGACTGAGGCATTGGTGACAGCGGAGAGGCGCAGTCACGAACTTGATCTCAAGAAGGCGGCAGGTATTGAGGTTTCGGACGAGGAGAAGGCCGCAGCGGCCGCTGCTGTGATCGAGGCGACTTCAGCCAAGCGCCAAGCGTCTGCTGAGGTGGCAGCCGCCCCGTCGGTGGAGGCGAGTCTGACTGCAGTCGAGGCTGCATGTAAGAAGGTGGTTGACCGTACGCCGAACATGAAGCCTGAGATGGCGGCGCAGCTCCTCGCGGATGCCCGGGGCGAGGTTGCGAAGAAGCGTGGTCTCCAGAACGAGGACAAGATCCTCAACACCTACGAGGTAGACAAGAAGGTGACAGTCACGGAGCGCAACACCAAGAT